GCCTACGAGGATTTAACTCAGTCTGATGTTGTGGGCTGGGTTGAAGATGACCTTGGCGATGAATTAGCTGATATGAAATCGAAGCTAGACGCACAAATTGCAGAAGAAGCTAATCCTACAGAGGCGTCTACTAGAGATATGCCTTGGGATGAGGACGATGATTCTAAGTAGCGTTGCATGGTTCGTTCTCGCACTTCACTGTTGAGCCTGAGAAACCAGAGGAAGAAGAATAATGGCGATTACATACTCATGGTCGTTTTCGGCTCTCGACGTAGAACTCGGGCCTGACGCTGACGATCACACAGATGTCGTGTACACGATTCACTGGCGGTATACCGCTACGGACGGGGAAGATCCACCGCACACGGCCTCGTCTATCGGCACCTCAAGCGTGACATGGGAGGAAGGTGATCCCTGGATTCCCTACGAGGATTTAGAACAATCCGATGTTCAGTCGTGGGTAGAGGAGGATCTGGGCGAGCGTATAGAGCAGATGGAAAGCTCGCTTGCAGCCAACATAGCTGAACAGATCAATCCGACTCACGAAACGATGCGTACTATGCCCTGGGAGGCAGAAGATGACAGCGAAGAAGGGTAAAGATAATGGTATCACTCCTATTGAAGAGCAGCTTGATCTGAATTCTGAGACAGCTCAGATGCTTTCTGGATTGTTTGCCGCTAGACAACAGATTGATGAAAAGATCCAGATCGCGCTTACAGGAGCTGGAATGTCAGGCAAGCAGATCACGGGTGGCGTGCTTGAGGGCGACAATCCTCATCTGACGTTTATTCCTGCTGAAACGAATTAGTATGGCAATAATTCAGAAGGCCGCTTTCGAGGTTCCGCACGCAATTCAGGATCAGCAAACGCGTCGTTCGTTTGAGACTATGCACACACAGTTGCGTAAGTTTGAGAATCTAACGAATCGTGAAGTCTGGATTACGGTTTCTGACTCAGCTCCTACCAGCGAAGTTCCAAGCGATACGACCAGACCAGCTGTTTGGTACGTGGTTTAGATAATGGCTTGGCGGCTGATCTCTTCTACTCGCGTTTGGGACGCGGTTACAAATACGTGGAAGACTGTTACGTCCAATCGCGTTTGGGACACGACCTCGAGCACATGGAAAACTGTTACGGCTACCTATGTATGGGCTGAATCCGTTATCAGTATAAGGCTAGATCAGGTTTGGACAGGTATCAGTAGTAGCGCAACTGTCGCGGCGGCCAGGGATTTAGCGGTTAATCTTGTTGCTAGAGTGGCAAATGTAACCACAAATCTTGGTGCGGCGTTTGCCCAGTTTATTGCCGAAGATCGTACTCAAAATAAAGCAATCACAGGTACGCCAGGAAAGTTTTTTGCATCTGTTGCTAGAGGTTTGGTAATTGCTGCTGTTATGGCTAGGTCAGTAACTATAAATCTTGGTGCTGCCTTTTCTCAGTTTTCAACCGAGTTACGCGATGTTACCAGAACAGTCGCTGGTTCAATGAGTTTGGCTGTTGCTAGGGGTTTATTAGTTGCCGCTCTTATGGGTAGGTCAGTAGCCACAAACATTAGTGCTGTTGTATCTAGGACCGCAGAACTGCGGGACGTTAATAGAACAATCGCGGCTTCTGCGAGTGCGGCGGCCACTAGAGCGATTCATGTTATAGCTTGGTTTTCAAAGTCTCTTAATACGAATATCAGTGCCTTTCTCGTTTTTTCAGCTGAATTGCGTGATGTGGCTAGATCGGTTGCTGGTTCTATGAGTTTGGCAGCGACTAGAGCTCTGGTAGTTGTTGCTGGTGTTATTAGGCCAGTTACTACGAATATGGGTGCGGTCGTAGAGCGTATTACCCCAGAATTGCGTGATGTAATCCGGTCGGTTGCTAGTTCGATGAGCTTGGCGGCTACCAGGGTGATTCATGTTGTAGCCTTTATATCCAGATCAGCTACAGCGAACATGAGTGCAGTTGTATCACGTATTGCTTCTGCAAGAGATTCTAGTCCGTTTTCTACCGGCCTTGCTGCGTCAACCTCACTTGGGGCTAGTAGTACGCTTTCGTTAATGATGGTGCAGACTACAGGAGTAACAATTGATGCTGGTGGTTCTTTTACCACATTCAGTTCAGTTGATGCTAGGCCGAATCCTCCAACGAATCCAAGTGCTACAGAGGACTCTGCTCTTAATGGTAATGTAGATTGCTCCTGGTCGAACGCTCAGACATCACATGACAATAATGTCGTTAATAGAGCCCCTGATAATGGTTCCAATGCTCCCAATACAGGAAGTGAAGTTACGCTTACACAGACTCTTGGGCCGACTACAACGACCTATGATGATAATTCCCAATTGTCCGATGGAACGTATTGGTATCGTTATGGAGCGAAAAATACTTCTGGCGTAAGATATAGTTCATGGACGAGCGTAGAACTTGGAGGAGAATTTGAATGAGTAATGTTGGGTTTGGCCTTCAAGGTCATGTCACTCTTTTCGAGGAGAGTAGGGAAACCGGCCTCATTACGCGTGTTGCCGGTACTCAGAGTGTTCCTATTGACCCGGGTCTTATTACCGGACCAAAGGTTTTCGAGTGGTATAAAAGCGTTAAATCATGGTTGGCCGGTAAGAATACGATTACTTCAGGCGGCTTGGCTGCATTGATAGATGTTATTGATGGTTCTAAGGACGAGCATTTAGATACTGCCGGAGCTCAACTGGAGGTAATTCAAGGGAATAATGGGAATAATATAAAAACGCTTACAGGTCAGGTGGCAGGATTTCCTACTGATCCAACTGATTCAAATAACCCTCGTAAGCAATTTGATACGAAACACGGCGATATCAGCGTAGATACGTATGGATATGCTTCGGGTAATACATATCTAGGTGTTCGCTTAAAGCTTTCAGATGGTACTACGATAGCTGAATACAACGATACGAATAATGCGTGGGGAGCTAAGACTAATCAGTATAATTGGTATTGGCAGTGGACGATCTCGATGGCTCCGACCGGAACCGATGCTTCTCGCTGGAAGGATGAGGGCATCGACAATATGCTTGCTTGTATCGCCGAAACTGGTGGATCAAGTGGTCTTGGCAGTAAGCATTGGAATCAGTCGAATATGAAAGCTATCGTTTTTGATGCGAATGATGCCTTCGTTAAGCATCCAGGAGCTACAGGTATAACGAATACTGATACAACGCTTCAGTGGGTATTCGCGGATACTTCGGGAGGTGGTACTTGGACTAGGGTGGAAGTCAATAACCATGCCCAAAATGAACATAGTGGATCTGGTGATGGCGGTAACAGTTTCGATTTAGACAAGACTTTGTATGACGATAATGGTGCTGGCTTAGGTAGAACTCAGATATCTGGTGATACCTTCACCTATACGTTCACAATTACGTTCGCGGCTACATAATGGCTTTGACTGATAGGTCCGACTATCCTGCAATCGGAGTTGCAACCGAAGAAGAGATTATAGATCTCTGGGTGCAGAAACGATGGGTAGCACAGGATTCGTTTCATCGACCGTTTATACGTCAGGTCGAGGATTCGCTTCGTATGGTAGCCGGTCGCCATTGGGATGTGTTTATTGAGTCAGAATCCCGTTTTGTTGATGTCAGTCGGTGGATGGATGAGGACGAACGGAAATGGCGGCAACGTCCAGTGTTTAACTGGATCGGGTACTGGTACATGATTACTCACGCCAAGTTGACCGAAAACCCGCCTGTTCTTACATGGATGCCAGCAAGTCCCGATCGTTCTGATTCTATACTTGCAAGTGTGATGGACCCGATCTTCAAGTATCTATGGGATGTTATAGGTATGAACGAAAAGATGGATACGCTTGCACGTTGGGATGTTGCTTGTGGGTCTGGGATCATTAAATCGTTCTGGGACCCCGATGCCGGAAGTGTCATGGATGCAATTGGTCCTGCGATGGTGCCGATGCTTGACCAACAGGGTATTCCAATGCTCAATGAGATGGGTATGCCACAGGAACAGATGGTTCCAGGTGTTCCTTATCAGTTTGCAAGTGGTAGCGAGAATGAACCAGTGCCTATGATTGAGCCTTTGCCTGGAGGTCAGTATCAGGTTACAGGCGATCCAGCTCGTATTCCAAGAGGTCAGATTAATGTACATATCCTGAATCCCCTGTCTGTTCGTTCTTCAAGAGAACCTGTTCCGCATTGGGAAAAGCAATGGGATGTGGAACGGACGGTAATGCACGTAGACGAGATCAAGGAACGTTGGGGTGTAGAAGTTGAGCCCGAAAAGGGTGTAGGAGAGGATAGTACGCTTGATGAAATCTTGTTTGGTCTTGGTAATGTTGGAGCTTCTAGACAAGCAATTGCCGCAAACTTTACAGGTCAGAAGGAACGTGATGGTTTTGCCGTAATTTATGAAGGATGGGAGCGTCCTCGAGATGGCGCAGATGATGGCCGTCATACGGTTATGACGCGTACCAAACTTTTGGAAGACGGACCAAACCCAATATCTCCAAATTTTAGGCCATATCAGAAAGTAGATTTTATTGCTTTGCCTGATCGGCCGATGGGTAAAACTCCGGTTGAGGATCTTGGGCCGATCAATCGTGCATATAATCGTGGTTGGGGCCAAATCTTAGAACACCGGAATCTGATGACTAATCCTAAGTGGATTGTCGATTCCCTTTCTGGTATCAATGAGATCACGAATCGCCCGGGCGAAGTGCTTACTGCCCTTAAACGTCCTGGTGTTCATGCTCTTGAGGCCGTTCAGCCTCCACAATTACCACAAGTTGTTTATGAAATTCAGTCTATGCTCAAATCGGAGATGCAAGATATTGGCTCTCTCCGGTCTGGATCTGAAGGACGTTCGCCTACTTACGAGGCATCTGGCGAGTTGGTAAAAGAATTGCGTTTTAACGATGATCGTTATATTGGACCAGCTGGTAGGCGTTTTGTTGATGGTATCGCAAGGATGGCTTATCAATGGCAGGAACTTTTGAAGTTTGGGTGGGATGACGAGCAGATGATCCGTGTAGCTGGTGAATCAAATGCCGCTCGCTTTATTACTGTACGTCCCGATATGTTTCAAGGACGTATTCATGTGAAGGGGGTAGCTGAGTCAATGTTGCCAGAAGGTCGTGGTGAACGGCAACAGCGTTTGGATTTTTGGCTTTCTGCCGGTTTAATTTCACCCAGACAGTATTTTGATATGTTTAACCATCCGCACTTGGGTCGTGCTGCGCGACCTGGAGGTGTGGACGCTACTATGGCAGAGTCCGAACACTCTCAGATGTTGAGGGGTATGTTCGTTATGCCTATAGAACCGCATGATGATGCGGTACATATTGAGTTGCATCGTGAGTTTATGGCCGCTCCGGAGTTCATGGAATTGGACCCAAATGTTCAAGCTATGTTCTTCCAGCACCAACAGCTTCACGAACAACAGCAACTTCAAAAACTCATGAGAGATCAAGCATTAGCTATGGCTCTTGGAGTTGAAGAGCAAGCCGAAGGCGAGGAGCCTTCACCCGCTGGCGGTGAGTCGGCGGGTCCAGAGCAAGCCGGAACTGAGGAGGTATAGTGGTAGAAGAAGTGATGGCACAGGAGACTGATCCTCTCAGGGATGCAATTGCGGAAGCAGCAGCAACGCTTCCACCCGATGAGGGGGACACCGAAGTCTCGACTGAGCCCGAAGTTGATCTGGCCGAGCAGGAAGTGTCTGAGTCTGAAGATGACGCTACCGAAGAGGTGGCGGCTGAAGCGGACGCCGAAGACGAAGAGCCGGAGATTCAGGAGGGTGAGGATGCTGTTGAAGAAGGTTTCATCTCGCTCAGGCTACCTAAAGCATTTCAGGAGCAAGGGATAGAGGAAATCGAGATTTCAGCAGAACACGAAGATCTCTTTAGAGCTCTAACCAATTCGTATGAAACAAAAACGGAACGGGAAGAGAAAGAGGTTGGCGTAAAACAGTATGAAGCGGAGTTGATGGAGGAGCTGGAACAGTTTCGGCTCATCGCGGCAACTGATCCGTTTAGGATTGTAGAATCATCGTTTACAAAACCAGAGCAAGCAGAAGATGCGTTCAGATTATGGCTTTTAAGCGATAATGAGCGTTGGTCTAGGTTTAGTGGATGGGTCGATGAGATGGATGGTCAACAAGATTATGAACAGGCCAAAAGATCTCTTGAACTCGATCATCGTGAGCGTATGGACGTTGCAAAGCGTCATCTACAACAAGCCGAAGCGGGTAAACAGGTGGCACGTACAATTATGACGAAAGTAGAGGATGTGATGTCAAACATTGCTTCTGATGATCGTCAGTTTGTACGAGCCCGTTTGGAGGATGACATAAAAGCCGCAGTCCGTGAACAACACAGTCGTACTGGTTCAGACATCATTGATCTTGAGATAGTAGACAAGCTCGCTCAACCCTGGTTGGATCGTTTTGGCAAACGGTCTTCGACTCAACAGCCAGCTACCACAAATGGTAAGCAGACTGACGAGATCGAGGCCGCAACTCGTAAAATTCGGATCGCCGCCAAGAGGCGACAGACCGCCAGGAGGACTGCACCATCGTCAGGCCAGCCAGCAAGTGGGTGGTCTCCCCCTAAATCGGGGAAACCGCTCGACCAAGTTCTGTCGGACCTTAAACGCGGGAGATCCGGCTAACGTTTAACTTGTGAGGTTATTTTGGATCTGACCGCTGCTGGTAATGCGCTCAAGATCATGTTCGAGGACCCGATCACAGATCAGGTCATTGCTAAAGCCGATTGTCTGGAATGGTTTGAGCAAAACGCGAATGTGAAGCAGAGCGACTTTGGTAGCTATATTGAGGTCAGTTCGATTTATGGTGACCCAGAGGGTGTCGGAGCGCGTGCTGAGAATGATTACATTCCGGTCGCAGTAGACCCCAAATTCCTGAAACAGCAGATTTATCTGAAATATCTGTATGGCACCGTCCAGATTACAAAGCAGACGATGCAACAGATGCGTTCAGGAAGGGCCGCCTTTATTGGATGGGCAGAGTCCACGCTTACTAAGCTCGAGCGTGCGATTCGTCAGGATCTCGATAGGCAAATTTATGGTTATGGTGCGGGTATTATTGCCCGTGTAAACGAATCAGACCCAGATGGAGATGTTAATCTGATCGTTGATTCAGCGTATGGTGTTGATGGAATTACAAACGCCGCAGAGCTTTTCCGTGTTGGTGCGAAGTATCGGTTCTTCGGAGCCGCCGCCGCAACGAGTGAGCAGAATCAGTCTGGTGCTGTTACTCATGTAACGGTGAACGATGTTAATCGTTCTACTCAGACGCTTACGCTTGCTAGTGTATGCGGAAGTGATGTAGCCAATAGCGCATATATCATGCGTGGTGACGCCTCTGGTCATACTGGACAGAGTAGCGGAACCGACCGTGAAGTCATGGGCCTTCTTGGTCACATTGATGACGGTGACATTCTTGGTTCGTACTTCGGACAAGCGCGTGGTAGTTATGGTTGGCTGAAAGCACAGGTAGTTGCTGGTAGTGCTTCCCCTTATAACGGGAATCTTACCGAAACCCTGTTGATGAAAGCCAATGACGATGCCATACAATTTGGTGGGGGCGACCCTGACGCTTGTATGACAACGCGTGGTGTTCTCCGGAATTATTTCGCGCAGTTGCGGAGTGACCGGACGTTCAATGACCCAAGGAACTATACGGGTGGTGCGCGTGATCTCCAGATCTCCTTAGGAGATAAGGTGGTTACACTTCGTGCCGGTCGGCAATGTCCATCGGGTACTTTGTTCATGCTGGATCGTTCTACGCTCACCCGGGCGCATAATACCGGATGGGAATGGGATGACACGACCGGAGCCGTCTTCAAACAGGTTACAGACGGTACTGGTAGGAAGGACGAGTTCTATGCGTATGGCCGTTGGTTTATGCAGACTTTCTGCAAGGCTCCGCAACAGAACGTCCGAATCGACGGGCTCTCTGAGTCAGTCGCGTAGTATGTAGCGTTGCTGGGATTGCTGTGAGCGAGTCGGGGGGACGCCTCCGGCCGCGTTCCTTTTTACTTTAGGAGAACCAAGTTTTGGGTGTTAATAACAGAGATTTTGTATTCGGAGCTGGTGGTGTAGCACCTTCGGTAACAAATGAAGTTTTGGTGCTTTCATACACTGGCACTCAGGTTCCTGCGAGTCAGACTGATCTTGAGCTCGTATCATTGCGTATACCTCATGACTGTCAGGTCGTGAGTGCTCATGTTTGGGTTAAGGCTGAAGCTGGGTCTAATGCACAAACCGTAAATCTTCAGGACGATGGCACTGATATTTGTACTGATACTACGGTAGATACTGGTGTACAGGTTGAGATGCCGTTGGCTTCTGAGCCTACGCGCATTAAGGCCGCATCTGAGATTCAGTTGACTGCAACGACTGGTAGTGGAAATACGATTGATGACATTCAGGTAACACTGGTTGTTCGTCCGTATCCGCTTGCTGAAGCAGGAATTGCGGTTACATGAGTTTAAGAACTAAAGGCTGGGTCGGGGAGAATTCGGTAGATCAATCTGTGATAGATGCTCTTGAAGCATTTGATCCTATGGCTGATTTCCGGTGGATTCCTGGCCCAGACCTTTGGGAAGCAGGATGGTGGTGGGAGCCATCTAATGTTCAGGTAGCGGCTGCACGAGAAGCATTAGAGTCACATTTAGATATGCCGGTGCAACATCAGAGCGCAGGACGGATTCTGTCGTTGCATCAGATTATGGAGGGCTGGAGGCCGGCCTTTGCTATACCACATGGTAGAAATCCGACAATGCGTGATGTCAATGAATTGAGAAAGCGGGATTGGATTTATCGCCATTCATTTGATAAGACGTTGGCCGAGTTGGAGGAAGCTGTTCTTGGTGATTCGGAGGAGACCAAGGGTGCTCGTATATCTCGCGTGGCTTCAGAATTATCAAACGATGAGGTGTTGTACGGTCTGTTAACAAAAGGCCGACATTCTGTTCTTGTTCCTGGTCTTAAACAGACTAATTAGGAGGTTTTATGTCTGGAGCGTTTGGTCCCCGTGTAATTGATGAGCAACAATGGAAAGAGGAGCAACAGATTATCGCGGAGAACCGTGATGTATTTGGTCCTCGCGTAATTGGAAGCCCACAGGTCGGTGATCCTCCTGATCCAGCTGAACATTTTGGTTCCTTGGTTCAAGAACGAGAAGTCGCTCAGGAGGCCGCCGCGATAACTCCTGAAATCTGGCTTAATTCTTCTAAGGCTACTTTGAAAACAGTAAAAGAGTCGGATGATGTAGAGGAGCTGAAGGTTTGGCACGCTCAAGAAGAAGAGCATCCCAAGTATGAGGGTGGCCGTAAGAGCGTACTTAATGCCATCGAGGATCGTATTGGTGAATTAGAAATCGCAGAATCTGAATAATCAGGGGGTAGTTCGTGGCTACATATTCGGATCTAGTTCATGACGTAAGGGCTTTAGCTCCAGAGCTCTCGCGTAGTGTAGCGTCTGACAAGCAGATCGCCAGACTCGTTTGGCGTAGTTTGCAGCGTATGGTTCGTCGTGCCACCGAGTTATCGCCCGATGACAATAGGCTTGCTAGAACGAGTTCTGCTTTGACTGTTCCGGCAGATCTTACGGCTGGCATGACACTTCCTACGATGATTAAGCCATTGTCGTTTGAGGTTCGTTATTCAACTGGTCATCGTCTTCCATTAACGCTGGTAGCGGCGTTTATGAGATGGGATGAGATCAGGCCACTTCCTGCGGCGTTTATTCAGAACGACAAGCTCTATCCTCTGCCTGGAAGCGGTGGTCGAGCTGAATGGACCGATGCGAATATTGAAAAATCTGATTGGAAAGATGCTAGTACGGTACAAATCGAGTACATACCTGACGTAACTGAACCAACAGCTATGACTAACTCGATTACTGTAAATGATCTTTTCCACGATGTAGCTGTCCATGATGCTGCGAGTTCGCTTGTTCGGGAGCCAGGTCGCACACCATTCCTGACAGCACTTCGCCAAGAAAAGGAAATGGAGGTACTGGGTAGCCTTAGGCGTGAGCCAGCTGGCATGAATCGCGTTAGAGAGGTCTGGTAATGCCTACTGTCCAGAATGTAATTGATGGTGGTGTTGCTTATTCAACGCTAAATGATACGACGCTCGCGGTCGATTCAGAGCTTATTGGGGTTGTAGACCGTGCTCAGAAGGAGTTAATGGCCCGTCATTCGTCTAGATTTATAACGAAGACAACTGTTTCAGCTCCTGGTGCTGGTACTGCTTGGACTGCTCCTGCGACATCGAAGATTCATCGTATAGAGAAAGCTGATGGAACTAAGGTTCATGTTGTCGATGTAGACGATCAGGAGGCCGCGTTCGATCCGAGAGTTTATCGTCTGACCGATGAAGTATATACCGTTGATAATAATCCGAATCCGGCTTCTGACGCTTTGGTTTTTATACACTCTACCGTGCCGACTACGTTGTCAGCGACAGGAAACAATCTTCATGGTTTCTGGCCTGAGTGGTGGACTCGAATCCTTGAGCTGGAGGTCGCGTTATTTCTGGCAGTTAAGGATGGGCGTGCCTCTGAAGCACAGTTGATTCAAGTGGAACTCAATTCTAAAAAGGCTGAGTTCGATATGGATATGGCTGAAGATCAGACAACCGAAGAACATCGCTATACGGAACCTGGCTAATGGCTACCAATACCTTTCCAGAACTCCGTATCGAAGGTTTTACTGGTGTTGATTATACATCGGACGATTATCGGCTTCCGCTTGAAGCTGTAACTGCCATAGAAGGACTGCGTGTTGATACAAATGGCAATGTTATTGGCTTTGGCGCGTTAGGATCTGGGAAGGCCTTAGGTAGTGGTGGGACCAAGGCGATGGGGGGATCGTGGTTTAAGGCGACTAACCAGATCGTTCTTGGTACTTATACCGTTGGTTATAACAATAATACGATTGGACAGTTTCATTTACACGTTGCTCCTGTCATTGGTTTTGATGGCACGAGTGATTTTACCGTAATAAATACTACGGGAATCAATTTTACTCAGGGTCATGAGCTTTTAACGCTTGCTGAGTCGTATGAAAAGATGTTCATCCAGGTATATAAGGAACCACTTTTATATTGGGATGGGGCGAATACTGGTGGGGCCTACCTCACAGAGCTCTCAACGGCTGATACCGATTTAGATGATTCCGGAGATTCAGATGATACGCTGAAATTCGCTGGGATAGCTACACATGATGGGCATCTGATGGGTTGGGGGTATGGAGATGAATCGACCGGCCACGATGCTGAAGAAACGAAATATTTGGGTGCAGATCGGCCGGAAATGCTTAGGTGGAGCCATTTAGGTCAGCCGCTCAAGTGGCGACCAGAGAACTGGCTGATGGTAGGGACCAGGGGGTTGCCGATTCTTGCTGGTGTTTCTGCGTTTGGACGCTTTGTGGTGCTGAAAGAAGAGGGTGTATGGCTCGTTTACGGTTCGCTCGAGGAGAACCTTCCTATAGCTGAACCGCTTTATGTAGAAAAAGGGCGAGCGGCTGGTGCTACTGGTTCCCGTGCCTTTGCCGTTTACGACAATGCGCTGTATTGGATGTCGCGATATGGGCCAATGCGTTGGGCTGGCGGTAATTTTGCGGAATATATTGGTTATCCAGTTGAGGGGGATTTAGTAGAACAATGGCGTAATTCCTCTTGTATGGTTGTCCCTTGTCCTGAGATGAATGGCGTGCTCTTTATGTGCCATAATTCACCGGAACTTCCATTTATAGGTTGGGGTGACGCTAAGTATTCGGAGGGTTCTCCTCATCAGTTTGCTTGGCTTTGGGATACAAATCGCGGAGTATGGGCTGGAAAGGCTGATTTGGGTACTTCGATTGTTCAGTCTGCGTTCGTGGCACCGACTGAAAAAGGGAAGATGCGCGTTCTCTTTGATAAAGCTAAAGAATTGGGTCCGATAACCGCATCTAGTTCTTCTAGTGATACTATGGGTGCAGAAACGGGAACATTTACTACATCCAAAGTTAGGTTGAATGAAAATCGTGGGGCTGTTGTTCGTGGTCTTGTGATCGAAGGTGATTTCCAGCCGGATGATAGTGCTACGGCTACGTGGGATATTACGATTAACGGTAGCACTGTTAAGCAGTTCTATATTGGAAATAGTGCACCAAGCGCATCAGAAGCTGGTGATATCTGGTATGATGCGGATGGTTCATTGAGTTATGAAGCGACTGCGGCAGGAAATAACTGGAGAATACAGTCTGGGTTAAGGCCGAAAACGATTCGTTTACCTCTAACTCAGTATCTTCGTGAAATTCAAATCAAAATGCAGTTAAACGCGCTATCAAATGATCCTAATCTGACCAAGATTCGTAGAATTGCGGTTCAATTTCGGAGTTAACAATGCCTGGATACAACCCAAACTTTTATACTGATCCTGGAGAAAAACGGGAAAACCGTAGGTCCAGCGGTCCTAGTGATACTAGTACTAGACCGCCTAGAGGACCGGCAAACACTACGTATGTTGGCTCTATTGGTATGCAGAACCGGTTTGTCCCTAACCCAGATCAACAATGGCCGGCACAGTCTACAAATCCGTATGGATCAAGTGATCCGACGATGAATTGGTTCAACAGGGCGCAGGATATGACATCCGGTGCTATGACCTCTTTCGCTAATCAACTTACTCCACAGTTGAATAATGCTTTAGAGGCTGCCAGATCACGGTTTGGTGGAGGTGCTATCCGCTCTGGTGGTGCACAAGAGCGTGAGGAAGATGCTTTCAATCGTATGTTTGGCCGGCCAATGCTGGATTATATGTCAATGATGGCTGGACAGAATCGTGATTGGTCTGGAATGATGCAGAATCGCTTTATGGAAGAACGCGGTGTTCAGGATCGCTTTGATAAGGATCTGGCATTTAGGCGGGAATCACAGCCGAGTGGTTGGGGCAGTCTACTTGGTTCTTTGGGTGGTTCGTTTCTTGGGCCGGTTGGTACGGCTCTTGGTGGTAAACTTGGCGAAAAACTCTTCAACGTTTGATAAATGGCTTACGATAATTATTCGATGTCACCTGAATTCGGGGTCCGTGATACCGGAATCCCTGGACAGCTTGGGGGTTCGCGTATCCTCGAGTTGCGTGATTGGTGGCGTGAATTAAGTCGTGATCCGCTTGAGTCGATAAGACTGCCTATGGCCGGCGTACCTGATGATCGCGGTAGTTCTGGTCGCGTGTCCTCAAGGGGTATGTCAGTAGCCGAAGCTTTGCGTCGCATGACAAAGCGCGGTCATTCGGAGAATCAGGAGGTTCCGTCTCCCACTGCTGATTCTACCCAGCTCCTTTCTGGTTCACAGCGCAAGAACTTGGCTATGACTAAAATGAGAAAGGAGATCAGAAAGAACATCCATCCTGGGCTCATAGCTCTTCATTTGGATGATGGCAGAACAACGCGTGGCGCAGTACCGGAACAGGAAGTCAAAGGCTATCACGATCAGTACTGGAGACGATAATGGGTGCGTTCATGAGAAGTTTCGCCGAATCCTTTGGACCTTCTTATCGTGCATCCGGTCAGGACTTTCAGGCTAATCGTAGGTATCAGGAGGAAAGAAAGCTCAGAGAAGAAGAGCTCCAGCGTGCGCGGATATTAGATGACCAGGAACGTCAGCTAAGGGATCAGCAATTAGGTACTGTTCGTGGTGTTACTGAAGGTTATCTGCCGCCTCTTGAGCTAGATCGCCCATCGCTATTTGGAGGTGCTTCTTTGGGTATGGCCGGTCAAGCTGGTCAGGCTGGTCAGGCTATTCCTCATGTTATGGATGCTGTTAATCAGTTAGGGGGATTGGGTATTCAGAACTTTGATACTCAACGTTCATTGTCTCCACAGCACCACGAACAATCTAGTGGTATGTACCAGGAGCCAGCGGTTCATACCACGAGAGGTCCATCGCCAAGTCCGTTAGCCGTCCCAGATGTAGGATTGGGGCTACGTGAATGGGCGGCACAGTCGGGTATTCAACCAAGACAAGCTCAGGTCGGTGGTACTCCTTATGCCTATCACGATCCCCAGCTGAAGGATCAGTTCGATAGATCTCAACCTGGGTGGGAAGATCCTAATGCAGAGAAGGAAGAGTTTGGACGGTTACAGGATGCGTTTGCTCTTCACTATGGTCAGTCAGAAGAGAACCCCGAAGGTGTTCCACAAGCACTCATATATTTGAGTGATAGTCAGGAAGATCTTTCCCAATTAGCACAAGATTTTATTCCGGGTATGCAAGCACCTGATTTTGAGGAAGAAGCACCAGAAGAGGAAGATATTGATTGGCCCACATACCGAGCAATTTATGAACAGGTACGTGCGAAATATACAGAGCCGGATATGTCTCTAACTTTACCGATTTATGATGATCCAGCTTATCAGGGGGGTGTAGCTGGTGACATTTTAGGTTACGAACATGATCCAGAAGCACCACGGATATTGATAGAAGGTAAGTCTGAGGCCGATATCGTGCGTGAGACAATGGCGATTCTTAGGCAAATTAAAGAAAACCCTATGGGTCTTCAGGAATTGGGATCTCTAGGTTCTGAGCCTGAGCCCGGATCGACAGATGAAGCCCCGGATCGACAGAATTTATTTCCGAATACTTGGGATTATGATTCGGAACTATATGGAACTGGTGCCTTACTTCAAAGGCCTGTTAGCGGAGGTGATGTTAGTCCGACTTCAACCCCAACTGAACCGTCAATTGATTCTGTTTCATCTCAAATGGATAGTGAACAGGTTCGTTTATGGACTGAAACGATTCGGGGAGCTGCTATACCTGAAGAGGATAAGGCTATTTTCATGGATGCCGCATCTAATCCAGATATGACAAAAGATAATTTAGGTTCTCTTTATGATGATTTAATAAAAGATTCTGTTACGGGTTCTTCGTCTTCTGGTGCAGGATCTAGGCCATCAGCTCCGGAGGGTGTTCAAACATCGACATCTTCTCCAGGAGATACGACCACAGCAGTAGAGCGAGAGATTGATGCCCGGGAGAGGGCCAGTGAATTACAAGATGAATGGGAACGATTACATCTTAGTGATTCTCTTGGTGCAGGATATCAAGGGTAGCGATGTCTCCCATTCAGGAGCGTCCCCAGGAAACTGATTGGCTTGCACATTATCGCGAGCGTTTGGATGAAATCAGAAACCGTAGGGAAGATGTAGAATCCCGAGAGACACCAGATCCCTCTCCCACACAAGATTGGCTTTCCTACTATAAAGGTCAGCTGGATTCAACTCGTTCTGCGAGACAGCTGCAATCGGCAGCAGAGGCCGCTCCGAAGGGGTATCAGTCTGTTATTCCGAGTTCATATACAGAGGATCCCCGTGTTCAGCTTGGCGATCCTGATAAATACACCGGAAGTAGAGCGAAGACTCAACTGCCTTGGGGTCAGGAGATCGCTCGGGCTTTTGGAAGAGCAGCTAGAACTACATGGCCTAGTGCAATCGGTGGTTTTATGCAGACCATCGGTACTTCCGGCGCGGCCCGTAGAGATGAATCTGCTGCAAGATATAGGGCTATGGCGGCTAGTGAGCTTGAGAAAGATCCAGATAAAGATATTTCTTTCTATGAGCAGATGGCCCAGCAAGCCGAGCAACCAGGATTTGGTAATGAATGGTTGTATGAAACTGGTGGAAAGTTTGCAGAGAAAGGGTTCTTTCCTGGTGGTGGAGAAGAGTTTGCAGAGAAATATCCTCCATCTGAGTATTTCCCTCCAGGTGTTATAGAGCAAGTAACGGGTAGACCCTTCCCATCTGGTAAAGAAATTGTTTCAGGATTGCCAGAAGGTCTTTCGAGTGCTGCTCCCTCTTTTGCTCAAGCTCTTTTATATAGAAAACTTGATCCTAAGCTAGTTAAGAAAATCCCGAAGCTGGCTAGGTTTTTGGGATATGCAACTCCTACCTTAACTCTTGAGGCGGGTCATGCTTATCGAGGTGCAATCCAACGTCATTTAGATGGAGGTATGGGTTTATCTGACGCACAGGGTATGGCCGCCAGAGAAGCACTTATGACCGGTACTATTAATAGTGGTATCGAGTTCATGGGTTTTATGCGGTTTGTTGAGAGGGTTGCTCCACAATTTGAAAAGACAATACGAAATACGATTGGGCGACATCTTACGAATGTTCTTACTGGTGCAGCCACGGAAGCAACAGAAGAAGTGCTCCAGGAACTCGTCAGTTCTTATGTCGGATCAGAAATCGGTAATAATCTACAAGCTTGGGATGATATTGAGAGCCGTTTATATCTAGGTGGAGCTATTGGTGGAATTATCGGTGGAGGTATGGGTTTAGCAACACCAACTACTACCGATACTGGAGATCCACTCGCCCCATTAGGAGGGGCAGAACGTACAACAACACCATTACCTCCTACTGTTATTCCGGGTGCTGAAGATGAAACTGTAGAATCTGCTCCTGAAGAAGAGGTCCTTCCGGAAGGAACGGTAATACCTGCTCCTGAAGAAGATACTCGCTCACCAGCGCGAAGAAGGGCAGACATTCGACTTGAACGAAGGGATAGAGAGGCTAGGAAAGAGGCTAGGGAAAAGGCCGAGCGTGAATCTGAAGCTCCTGACATCGACTTGGTTCATATTGGCGAAGAAGGTGTTACAACCACGCCTCTTGAGGCCGACCTGGAAGAAGAAACGCTTACACCATCCGAGGAAGTACCAACGTTCACTACAGAAACTCTGCAACCTGAGGTTCATCCTTCAAGATTGCCGAGATTACGGGCACAGGTTGAGGAAGCAGAGGAAGAGTTAGAGGAAGCAAAAGCCTTATTGGAGGCACATCCGAAAGAAGATGTTGTGGGTGCGGCAGAGGGGTCTGCTAAAGAAACAGAGGGTGTTCTAAAGGATTTAGTAGAGGAATATGAAAAAACGCTTGAAGAAAGAACCTCTACTCTGAGAACTGCTGAAGCAAAGGCTGTGGGGCTTGCTGAGAGCGAAGCACGGGAGCGAGCAGATGTGACAGAGGTCGCAGAGGTTGCTCCGGAAGTTGAGGAGCCAACGATTTCTGAGAGAGCTTCACAATTTGCAGAACAATGGAAATCGGAGCTCGGTGTAGGTGTTGTTCCAGGAGAGTTTATTGATGAACCGCCACTTCAGGAATTTGTAGAGAAGGTTGGTGTTAAAAACGTACCCCTTCCTTCTGATATTAAAGAGACAATTACGACACGGATTGAACAGGCCGATAAATACACTGACATCGCAGTCATAGAACATCAGTTTGAAAGATATAGAGAAGCTTTTGGTGACGAACTTGCGGATGCGTATGCTGCTGAAATCGACCTAGAAGGTTCTCTCAAAAAGATCTCTGATTCTGTTGAGGGGCCTGTTGAGAAGCCCGTTGAGAAGCCTCCTACGAAGCTTGAAGGTGATGCGGCTGCTGTAGCTGACAGATTATGGGGACCGACCGAGGAGGAAGAGACAACAGATGTCTTTCCGGAACTAACCACTGTTCCTGAGGACGTTTTTATGAAAGATCGCATAGAGGGGCCGTCTTTTCTTGAAGATCTCAGAGCAGATAAGGGGACTGCGGATCCCGTTGTTAGGGTAGAAGAAAGAGAACGTACTACGAGAGTCTTAGCACAATCTTCGTATCCAGCAGGAGGGTCTGCTACGCCAGAAGGTTCTGTTACAGCTGATGTTTCAGCAACAGAACTCAGGGGAAAATGGCGATTTGAAATTGATAGTTATGGAACCAAGTCACCGCATCCAGTTGGATATACATGGGATGTGGAAGTTGTTCTTACAAATGACGACTTCCATCTCGATGTTAGTGATTTAACTGATGAAATTGATGCTTTGGCCCTCGAATATTTACCGTATCTAGAAACGGGTAGGTGGGTAACTGTAAGTGATCGTTGGGGCCCAGCTCCTGATAAGAAAGATGAGTATAGGATAGATATTGATTATCGCTGGAAAGAGCCCAAAAGGGGATCGTATGATCTGAAGAATCAGTATTTATGGGATACGGTGCCATCGGAAGAAAAGATTAAGCGTGATAGATATGGTAGAACAATCGTTGGGCATCCTAGTGAACTGAAACATGTAGTAGGTGATGAGGTCACTTTTACTAAAGATCCTGATCGGTTAACTGAATATTCTGGGCTTCTTGGTCCTAGTGAAGAGCCGGCCCCAAAGATTACTGGTGAGGTTGAGAGTGGTTGGATTGAAGAAGATGGGCACGATGTACAGAAATTTTATAATGTTGTTGAAAAAACCGAGGATAATCCTGAAGGAACTCTACATGTAGCTAGAGAAGAACAGATTTATACTCCACCGTCGGAGACTGAAGTTGAAGATGTTGAAGCTGAAGTTATTGAAACTGAACTGTTGGAGGCTCCTGATGATGTGGGAACAGATTTGGAAGAAGGACTTACAGAAGAGGTACCCGGAGAAGTATCGGGAGCTGAAGAAGAGCGGGACGTTGGAGAGCCAAGCCCAGAAGGAGGGGAACCGAGCCCAAGAGGCGAGCGACAGTATAGCCCAGCAGATATTACAGAAGAACCCGTTGCCGAAGACGACCGATTACTTGGAGAAGGTACGGCAGTTGAACCAACTGAAGAACCGGGCCGACGAGATAGCCTTACAACACGTGCTGCTACCGGCTCAGATTTCCACATCCTCGACGAGTACGGAATTGGAGAAGGAGGCGATTTAGTAAGAGCAAGACAAAACATCGCTGCAATCGAATTGTTATTTGAGCTTGAGGCCGAAGATCGGTTGCCCAATCCGGAGGAGCAGTTGGTTTTAGCGAAGTATAGTGGTTGGGGTTCTACCGAATTATCTAAAGTTTTTAATACATGGAGGATTTCACGGGGCGGATTAGAGGAGGTCAGACTTCGGTTAATAGAACTTTTTGCTGATGACGAAGATACTTTTAATAGAATGCGAAGAGGTGTTCAGTATCAGCACTTTACTTCGATCCCTGTTATTAAGGCGATATATACTGCTATTGATCGTTTGGGGATTAAGGGTGGCAATTTCTTAGAACCAGCTGGTGGGATTGGCACTTTTTTAGGGTTAACTCCTGATGGTATGAACGCTAAGTGGACAGCAATAGAAATTGATGGGTTGCTTGCTCGTATGCTCAGTAAGCTTTATCCGAAACAATCTATTGTTCATTCTGGACTTCAGGACGCAGCTGGTGTTCCCCAGGACCGCTATGATCTGGTTATTTCAAATGTGCCATTTGCAAACATCAAGGTTCATGATGAAACCTGGAGGGGTTCTGAGAAGAAAGCTCTTAAAGCTCGGTTGCATGACTATTTCTTTGCAAAGTCTTTAGAGAAGCTTCGCCCGGGTGGGGTCGTTGCTTTTATTACTTCAACCGGCACGATGGATAAGAAAAACTCCACCGTCAGAGAGTATTTAAGACGACAGGCTTATTTCTTAGGTGCTGTACGTCTGCCACAAAATACGTTTCAAGAGGTAGCTGGTACTGCGGTTTCGACGGATATCATTTTCTTGCAGAAAAGAGAAAAGCCTCTTCAGCTTGGTTGGGACAGAGGATTGAGTAAGAGTGAGGCCGCACAAGTCGAGGGATCACCAATTCAATATGAGGGCTTTGCCCAGCCTATTACGGAAGGTTCATTCGGAACTCAATGGATGAATACCATCGAGAGAGAGTATGAAGGAGTTACTTCTAGGATAAATGAGTATTTCATCGCTAATCCTGATGTGGTTATTGGGTGGCCGTTCCAGCTTTTGTCTGGGCGTTTTGGGAAGACAATGGGAACCGTGCTCGAGGATATGGATGAATTACCTCTTGAGCTCCAAAAGGCTCTAAGCACACTTCCTAAAGATATTTTTAAGCCGGCCGAGGGCATTAATACCGATGCGGTAGTTACGGTTTCTAAGAAAGACGAGTACAAAATCGGCTCATTACGAGTAGAGGGTAAAGATAGACGTTCTAGTCGTATTGTAATGATGACCGAGGCCGGTCCGGTAGATTTTACGGTTCCCAAGAATTCTCTTTGGCGTGTAATAGATCTGATCGAGTTACGTGATATCGTTCGGAATTTACTTAATCTTCAGTTAACTGAAGCAACGACAGAAGAAAAAGAAGAGGCGAGGAGAGACCTTAATGATGCGTATGGTTCTTTTGTTGGACACTATGGACGGATTAACAAGGCTATTCGTAATAAACCTAGAATAAAAAAGGATGCAGAAGGCGTAGAACGGGAAGTTATCACTTACAGATATCCTAATCTCAGATATTTCAGTAAAGATCCAGAATCTCCCTTAGTTACTGCCCTTGAGGATTATGATCTCAAGACAGGATTAGCTGAGAAGACCGCGATATTTGATAGAGATATAATCACTAAACCCGAGATACTAGAGTCTACTTCTGACCCACAAGAAGCTCTTCTTGCTACTCTGGGCGAGGTCGGGATTCTCGATCTGGATTTAGTTGCAAAGAAGCTTGACGTTACGGCTGATGTTGTTCCTGGAATGTTGGGTGAAAGTACCTACTTCAATCCTGCTCTTGGTCGCTGGGAAATAGCTGAACGTTATTTGTCAGGTAATGTTCGTATAAAACTTAAACAGGCTCGTGCCGCAGTTGTATCTGATCCAGAACTAAAACGTAATATTGAGGCATTGAAGAAGGTTATTCCGACTGAGTTAACGATTGATGAAATAGCTGCTAACCCAGGATCAGCTTGGATACCAGCAGCTGTTTATAGGACATTTTTCAAGGAGATCGTAGGTCTTAATGCAATTATTGAGTATAACGAGCTGAGTTACACTTGGTTCGTTCGTCCTAAAAGGAATGGTGATATACATACTTATGAAGCTGTGGATGATTGGGGTACTTCGGATATTCACGCATTTCAGCTTTTTAAGAGAATTCTTAATAACGGTAAGATTGAAGTTAGAAGATCTATTCCAAATAGTACGAGAACGACACCTGATCTTCCGGCAACTGAAGCGGCCTTAGCTAAGGCTGATGATATCAGAGCAGCATTCAAAGAGTTTGTTCAGGTAAAAGAAGGAAAGATTAAACTCGACAGGACTCGATCTGTAGATCTGGTAAAGCTTTATAACGATCAGTTTAATGCACATGCGTTACCCGATTATGACGGTTCGTATTTGTCTTTCCCTGGGATGAATTCAACAATCACCCTTCGGCCGCATCAAACCTCATTTGTATCTCGATTTATTCAAGAAGGTAATACACTAGCAGCTCATGTTGTTGGGTCTGGCAAAACCTATTCGATGGTTGCAGCAGCGATGGAAGCGAAGAGGCTTGGTTTAGTTTCTAAGCCGATGGTTACTGTACCAGATCACATGGTTGCTCAGTTCATTTCAGAAGCCCAAAAATTGTATCCGAATGGTCGTTTTCTAATGGCTAGAACAGAAGATATCGGCAATCTAGATAAATTTGCTTCTAGCGTTGCGTTGGGTGATTGGGATCTGATTGTATTGTCTCATACAAGTTTTACGAGAATTCCGGTCAGTTCTAAAACACAGACTATTTATATAGAAGAGGAATTACAGAGATGGAGATCCTATTTATCTAGACCAGGACTTGATCGGGCATCTCGCAAGAGTATAGAGGCTCAGATAGAGGCGTATGAAGAGAAGCTCTCTGAGGCTCTTGAGGCCGGTAAGGATAAGATTAAGGCTGTCACGTTTGAAGATTTGGGCGTTGATCTGGTCCTGGTTGATGAAGCGGATTTGTTTAAGAATCTGCAATTTCCAACACACTTGGGTAGGCTTGGAGTAACACCTGGTAAATACGTTAAGAAGTCTGGTGATCTTCACATGAAGTTGAGCTATTTGAGGGGTATTAATCCTACTCATAATGCCATTTTTGCAACTGGAACCCCGATTTCTAATTCTTTGCATGAAATATGGACTGTGATTCGTTATCTCAAACCTGAAGTCTTGGTTCAGAAGAATGTTCAGTATTTCGATAGATTTGCCAGCACCTTTGCTCAGATAACGATAAGAGCTGAAAAGACAACTGCCGGCGATTATCAGCGCAAAGAACGATTAGCGCAATTTTCCAATGTACCTGAACTCGTAAGAATGTTCAGACAGATAGCCGATATTCAGTTGGATGAGGATGTCGATTTACCTGTTCCAGATATGCTCGGTGGTGAACCAGAAGTCATTTATCTGCCAGCAAGTGATTACATCTTAGCGGGTATGAAAACGATTCTTAGGAGGTCTGAGGTAATTAAAAGCGGTCAGGTTGACCCAAAGGATGATAATCATCTTAAACTGTCTACAGACGCTCGTAAGCTGTCACTCGATGAGCGACTTTGGGCAACCAAGGATCAGTCCGAGGAAGAAGGAGAGATTTCTGAAAGAGATCGGATAGATGTATCAGAGATTCCTGATAATCCTGATTCTAAAGCAAATAGAGCTGTTGATAAGATATTTGAAATATGGAAGAGCAATGAAAAATATAAGGGCACTCAGCTGGTCTTCATTGATTTCTCTAAACCACGCCATGACAGGTTTAGTGTGCCGGTCGATATGAAGAATAAGTTGGTCAAGCTTGGTGTTCCTGAAAGTGAAATTGCATTTATCAATACGCCGGAATACAAGAAGCCAGAGGCCAAGTTACGATTATTCGATCAGATGAATAATGGAGATGTCAGAATCCTGTTTGGTTCTACTTTAACTATGGGTGTTGGTACGAATGTTCAGAAATTAGGTGTTGCAATGCACTTAATAGATGCTCCTTGGCGACCGCGTGATATGGAGCAGCGCATAGGCCGGTTTATAAGACAAGGTAATTGGCTCTGGGATAATAATCTGATCTCAGGGATTCGTGTTATTTATTACGCAGTTGAGCGATCATTTGATGAATTCATGTTTGAAACACTTCGGCGTAAGGCTGCATTTATTCATCAGGTGATGAGAGGTGATCCGAACATTCGTGAAATGAAGGATCTTGGTAAAAGTACGATGTTACATGCAGAGATTTCAGCTATTGCGTCAGGTGATCCACTTATTCTAGAGCGTGCAACGCTAGAAGCAGATATAGCTAGGTTGGAAGCACGTAAAAGGTCGCATCAGAACAGACAGGGTAAAGCCAGAGGATTCCTTCGTTACAATGAGGCAAATCTCAGAACAGACCAGAAGCGTTTACCTCTATTTGAGGCTGACGCAGAACTTATAGAAGATGTTAGTGGTGATAAGTTCAAGATTACTATAAGAGGCGAGGAAATTGAGGGGCCCGGGGCTCGTGCTAAAGCAGCTGAAGCACTAATGAAGATTTTCCCCACAGAAGGATTTTCTGATCCGGACGCATTTATTGTGGTCGGAACATTTGCTGGCATGGAGCTGAGATTGGTAGGTCGGGTTTTTTCACCTCATCCTTATTTTCTACTTACAGGCAACGAGAAACACTCAACAGAAGCATCATTAATAGCTAGTCCCGAAGGTCTTATACAGAGATTGGGTAATCTTGCTGCCAAGGTGAGAAATAAATCTGTGCAGTTGCAGAAGGATATTATCGAGAATAAGGAAAACCAGTTAAAGGCAGAACAGAAGATTCTTGATGCTCCTTTTTCGGCAATTGAAGAACTTGAGAAGAATAAGGCCCGCCTCGAGGCGATCATTAATCAACAGCTTGGTCAACCTCCAGGACAGATTGAAACTCCAACTGAAATTATGGTTTCAGCTGCTGAGCCGGAGGGTGGCTTAGATGAGGTTATTAAAACCTTTGACCTCTGGCATTCAGGTGAAGTTCAGGATGTTGAAGAACTTGTTGATCCAGGAGGTCTTGTTGGATTGACTCTTATGACGACTAGGGAATTGGAGGAAGGTTCGGAGTATGAGTTCAAGATATCGGAGGGCCTTGCTCCTGGGGAAGTAACAGTGGAGGATCGCGAAGACTTCTTGATGCTTTCTTATGATGGCGGCGAAACAGGTTGGCTTCATCCAAATATAGAGAAGTTCCAGGCAAAGACTGTTCCTGGTGAAGAGATAACAGATGTTTTTCCAGAATTAACCGATGTGTACGAAGGCTATTATCAGAGAGCTTCAGAAGATATGAAAACTGGTATAGTCCCGATTCCGGTACGTAAGGATCCGGATAATATCGGATATATGACAACTAAACTGTATACATTTGGTCTTGATGCCATTTTTGCAGGTATCAAGTCTGCGCTTAGTTCTAAGGAATCGAAAGCTGGACTTGCTATTGATTCAAATGGAGTTGTTAGAACTTCTCGTAAAGCAGATAGATTGCTTAAAAAGGTTGTTTCTACAGAAGAGAGAGCTGAAAGACTTTTCCAAGAGAATAAAGGACTATTGCCTCCTTCTATCCGAGAACGAGTTTCGGAATGGTTGACTACTAGAAAGCACATGTTTACGCGCCATTTCTTGTATCTCGATCCAGAGGTTTCGGTCGAGGCCGCTGTGGCCGATAAGTTCAGGATATACGAGGCATCGCCTCAGTGGGCGAGTCTACAGGCAATTTCGGCAATACTTAAAACAACAGGTGATTTAGAGAGTGACGCTGAGTTGGATTTGTTTACGCGTTTATTGATTTTGCCGGATATTCTAAAAGATATCGAAGCGGGTCTTTATGATTCAAAGCCAGTTCCGTTTTATGGAAAAGATCCAGAAGGTAATCCTAGAACTACTAGTGAGTCTGAAGAAGCTATTAGGCGTGATGCTAGTCATTTCGAGAGATCTCTTAATGATCCTAAGAAAGTTCCAGCCGCAGCTGCGGAGCGTATAAGAACGGCGTTGAAGCTTCGTACCCAGATGAACCAGGATATGAAGGAATTATTGGTTGCAATTGGGTTGCTCGATGACAGAGTTTTGGAGGATGATCGGTATTATCATCGTCAAGTTATGGACAAAGGGCTCGATTCGAAGTTGAAGAAGAAGAGATTCCTGACTGGTGTTGGTGGTGATGTCAGATTGAAGACCAAGGGTTTCCAGATGCAGCGTATCGGGGGATCTGAATTCAATACTGATTATGTACAGTCAGAATTTGAATGGTTGTCAGATGCTTTTGGGCTGATTGCCAGAAAGCGGGTACTTGATGATACAGAGTTGCTTGCAAGTAAGACACATGAAGTAAGAGGCATGGCAAAGCAGCATAATATTAAGGCAATGGAGGCCGACTTTAACGCTAAACATCCTGATATGGGATACCCTTATTATGGAGAAGCTGAGTATATGCTGCTTCCATTTAAGCGTACCCTGCGTTGGACGAACGATGAGTTGCAGAAGTTGGCGTATGAAGGCCAACTACCAATGGGAGAGTTCCAGGGCGTTGTAGAAGAACTCGCGCAACGTCACAGCATGTCACTTTATGAGAAAGAAGGACTTGGTGGATTTAGTACAGCTCAATATTGGTGGTATTTGAGATGGCTTGCATCAGATAAGGGTACTTCACGAGAAGGCAGGGGTGGCATACTTGCACGTGTTATTCTCCGTGCACTTGCTGATAAGGATGCGTTTATAAAGCATTGGGCCGGAGATAATTACGTAGATATAAGTAGTCCCCAGCAATTGTTGAAGTTTGCGAGATCCATTAATCCCGAGTTTGAGGATTATGAATTATGGCAACCAGAAAAGGGTCACCATTTCTTTAATGCGATGACCACCAGTGAGCAGATTCTAAATGAAATAGCAGCTGGAGAAAGAGAGTTTAGTTCAGATCAGTTCCAAAGGAATTTGGTTGTTGGTTCTCAGAAAGAAACTTGGTTAGTACCCGCAGGAGTTGCAGCACATCTTGAGCAGTTTAGGGGAGAGGCCCGTCACGAATTTGATATTGATATCATTTTCGCTACAGGGACATGGAAAGAATGGACTTTGTTAATGCCCTTGAAGGCTATTCGTTACAATATCAATAACTTGTCGGGAGATCTTGATATCTCTTTAGCTTATGATGCTAGGATTACCAAGTATGTCATGGGAGCAATCAAAGAACTTCGTAAAAAGGGCGATCCCGAAGCTTTAGCTGAAGCACAGAGACTAGGTGTTATTGGATCCGGATTTGCTATTCAGGAAGTAGAGGGTGTTTCGTCTAGGGGTCTTTTTAATGCGATGTTTGAGGGCGGTCAGGAAATTGTTGAAGCAAAAGGAAAGCATGGTATTTTCAAGAGATATTGGAAATCGGTTATCGAGTTTACTGCCTTTAGGGAGAACATTCTTAGGTTAGCTACATATAGATATTTCCAGGCCGAGCTCGCTAAGGGCAAGGATATGTATGGTGCTTCCAGGCCGTCTGAAGTTAGTGCAGTAAAAGATCCCGATGAAAGAGCTGCAAAGTTAGCACGTGAATTGATTGGTGATTACGGAAATATCAGTTATGCCGGCCAGTTTATCCGAAGGCGAATGATACCATTTTATTCTTGGATCGAGATCAATTCTCCTCGGTATTACCGATTGCTCAAGAATTTGAAGCACGAAGGACGTAGTGGGGGCATAACTGTTCCTGGTTATCTCACTCGTAGAGCAGCAGCACTCGGAGTTGGGTTGGCATTACGATCTCACCTTCTTTTCATTTTTGTTACTCTTTGGAACAAGATCTATTGGCCCGAAGAAGAAGAAGAGATGGCAAAGCAGTTCCCCGGGCAAAAGCATATCATTCTTGGGAGGAATCCTGATACCGGTCTAATCATGAGTTTGCGTTTCGAGGGTGCTCTTGCTGATGCGTTAGAGTGGTTGGATCTGGCTGATTATCCCCAAGATATTGAAGATTTTTATAATGGCGATAAATCGGTTCGGATTATTGGTGAGGATGCCATAAAGGCAACTACCAATCGTCTTGTGAATAGTCTTGTTCCGTGGGCAAAGACAGGGGCCGAATTGGCGGCTGGTGTTTCTTTCTTTCCCTATGTTCTAGATCCAGATCCAGGATTGGAGTTTTCTCCTCGGCCTCTTAGGGATCGCTGGGAACATTTATCACGTTTGTTCTCAATGCAGACTGCATATAAGGCTATAACGGGTAAGCCGATAAGGACTGAGGGTTGGGGTCATCTTATGAACTTGATTGTTTATGAGACAGACCCGGATGAAGCCGCATTTTACAATGTTAGAAATCGTATTGATGAGTATTTCGATCAACTCGATCAGGCAACAAAAAGAACTAATTCTTTGTGGAATTGGCGTAAATCAAATGCTTGGGAAGGTTCTGATTCTGAGAAAACAGCCAAATTCCTTCAGGATTATTACGATTATGGTGGTACTGATCGCGGGTTATCTCAGGCTGTTGCTAGGCAAAATCCCTTTTGGGGAATAGATGAAAATGAAAGAAGAGATTTTATGGAAACCCAAAGTCCTGAACAAGCGACTGAGATTGATCGTGCAGTAGAATGGTATGAAGGTCTTTACGAAGATGTTCTACCAAGGACTCGTAGAAGAAGGGCAGCAAGACCACGTAGGCAGAGGCAATCACGATGATTCCGGAGAAGGCGTATGCGATTGTGGCTGTAGTTAGCTGGAGTGGATCTCTAATAAGTGCGGTTACACAGGTTGTCGTATCAAATGATACACTGGTGCCGTTAGGGATTGCTATTGCGTTGTGTGTGGTACTGATAGGAGCCGCGTGGAAGGCCCGTGGCTGGGTAGAGAAGTGGGAACGCAGGATTAGGGCTATAGAGACTTTTTCAGCTGAACTCGATGACAAGTTTAAGGAACAGAGTGAAGAATAGGTTGCTTGCGTCGCGATGGTTCGCGTCGCGGTGGTTGATTATATCGTCTGTTCTTTCTGCCGCCGCTCTCTGGTTGAGTGTGTGGTTGGAGGATGCGAGTCCTTTTACGGCTGTGGCTACGGCTACGGTCGCTCTAGGACAAGCTCGTAATATGTTGGATAAACACATGGAGGGCTGATATGCCTAAGAAGAAGAAACCAACACGTAGAACGGGGACGAAGAAGGGCGGTACTGGTTATTAATTTTAATATGGGGAGAAAAGGTGCGACGGCGGCAGATCTTACTGATTCTGCTTGCGGCATTGGCTTGTGTTACAACACCCTTGGGTGGTCGGCCTGGAATAGATCTGGTCATCAGTTCTTTCAGCTGGGAGGCCTCCAGGGCTGGTGTTTACTGTGATGGTGCACGGATAGGATCGGTTAATGGACTAGAGATGACCATGACGACGGTAAAGCATATTTATCTAACGTCTAGTTGTCGCGCGATTACACTTCATGTAATCGGATTAGCCACTGGAGGTACTATTTCTAGTCTACGTCCTGTTACCGAAGGTGAATGTGTTAGAGCTGAGATAGGCCAACGAATGGTTGTTATATGGCAATCTGGGTGCGTACAACCAACTGATCGTGTGAGAAGATAAACCTTGCAAGGATGGTATTTTGGATGTCGTAGTTATTGCTGGCGATTTGCACTGTGGAAGTACAGTTGGCTTATGTCCCCCAGATGGTTTGGAGTTGGATGATGGAGGCCATTATGTGTGTTCTCCAGCTCAGCTTTGGCTTTGGGAGCGGTGGGAGAAAGCTTGGTCTAAAGTAAAACGCCGTACTCGAGGTAAGAATCGTTTCCATTTAATTCTTAATGGCGATTTAATAGACGGGGACCATCATCGTACCAGCCAGATAGCTAGTGTTCTTACTGGTATACATTTCCGTTGTGCAATGGAATGTTTAGAAGTACCGCTATCGCTTAAACCCTCTAGTGTTCACGTAAATCGTGGTACTCCATCTCACGTAGGTCGGTCTGGTGAAGTAGAAGAGGGCATTGCTAGAGCTTTACGTGGGGAAGGTTGGCCCGTCGTTAAAGATCCGGATACAGGGCAATTCTCTAGTTATCGTCGCCGTTTGGATATTGATGGGGTGCGGTTTGATATTGCCCATCACGGACGTATGGGTAGGAGAGCTCATACTACTCGTGGCTATGCTAGCTTGTATTCCTTTGATATATGGGCTGAACAGATGCTTGAAGCGCAAAGAGCGATGAACTCATCTGATAATCCTCTTGAGGCATTTAACGAAAGGCGTCCTCCTGACATCGCAGTGCGAAGCCACAATCATAGATATGTGGACTCTGGACATGATTATAGGGGTCTTACTAGGGTTATAGCGGCACCAGCATGGCAATTAGCTACTGAATATGTTCATAGGATTGCCGCAGAATCTTTGGCTGACATAGGATTAGTGATGATAATTATTAAGGATGGTAAGTTTACGGTCGAACCCTTGCTCTTCATGCCTGATCGACCCTCTCTTATGAGGGCATAGTGGCCGGCCCTGTTCTTACTGAGGCTGATCTTCTTGCAGAACTGCAGTCTGCCATAGATAATGTTGAAACTTCTGATGATGCGTTTACAACACATGAATTGGCTGATTTACTAGGAATTGGGGATGCAGCTGTACGATTGAGATTAAGGCGAATAGCTAAAACTGGTCGCTTGGTGCCGGTGAGAATTATGCGTAAAAGTTTAACCGGAAATCTTCGTAAAGTATGGGGATATAGGATACTTCCGAAGCCGGAGGAATAATGCCTCATTTTAGTATCAATTCCAGTGCGCGTTTGAATACGTGTCACGTAGATCTTCAGAGACTTTTTAACCGAGTAGTTAGAGATTTTGATTGTACGATTTTAGAGGGACATCGCGGTGAGATGGCACAGACCGAGTATGTTCGTACTGGTAAAAGTAAGGTTCCATATCCTCATTCCAAGCACAATTTTGAGCCGTCATTTGCAGTTGATGTTGCTCCATATCCGATTGATTGGAGTGACCATGAGCGGTTTTATTTCTTTGCCGGTTTTGTAAAAGGGATTGCTGCTTCTATGGATCTTAGTATTCGATGGGGTGGCGATTGGGATTCCGATACTCAGGTGAAGGATCAGACCTTTATGGATCTCCCACATTTTGAGCTTGTATCGTGAATCAAAAAACGGTTATTAAGTGTCTTTCTGGGTTTGTACTTCTTTGCGTCCTGTTCGCTATCAATCAGTGTAGTCAGTCGAGTGATTCTATTGCCGAATCTTTGAGATATCGTGCTCGAGCTGATCTCGCAGACTCTCTTAGAATAGAGGCTCAAGAAAATCGAGATTCGGTTCGCGTGCTATATGATAGAATTGAAGTAGAGCTCCAGACGGAGAAGTTAAAACTCGATTCCGTTGTTGTCCGGGCAGGTCAAGACCGCGCCGAAGCACGTGAACTCGCAGCTGTGCTAACCGAACAGATAAACGTCAGTGCTGGAGATTCTGCTGCGACCGTGGTGCTGGTCGAGCAGCTCATAGATGCCCACCAAGTCGAAGTCTCTGCGCTGGAGTCGGTTAACGAGGCCCTCCTGGACGAGCGAGCCATCCTATACCAGCGCATAGACGTAGCTGACGATCTTCTCAGCACCCAGCTTGAGCTGACGCAGCTCGCGGAGACATCCATTGCATCATACCAAGCCTCCGCTAACGAAGCGATACAGGCGATGAATCAGCGTGTCAGGCGCGATAGACTCATCCAAGCTGGTCTAGTCGTAGCCGCAGTAATCGCCGTTCTTAGGTAGAGCTACAGACTCGCGCTTCGATCCATTCTTGAAGGTCGATGTTCCGGTATCTGACACAGCGAGAGCTGATCCGAACGAATCGGGGACCGTCATCACTATATCGTCGTCCTTCAAGGAATCGGGGCGTCAGCCCAAGGCGTTTCGCCGCCTGTTTCGGGGTCAGTAGAACTTCATCGTTGTAGGCGATGTCGTTACGCATTTTTGTGTGCCTCTAAGTTAGAGTAGGGTGGACGATAGTTGGACATAGTTGATGCCAACACGAGGGTAGAGGAAAAAACCTAACCTCGTGGCGGTGGGGCTAACACTCGTATAGTGGGGGTAGCCACTATACATCCAAATAAAAACCGAATATCGGCAAAAAGAAACCGGCCCGATTGGGGTCTTAGCTGTCCAGTTACGATCCTTCAAATATCGTCACTGTTCTTGTAGATTTGTAACCCAGAGTATCTACAACCCACAGGAGGCGATATGCCAATACCCCCCGAAGAGGTTTCTTCACGGACCCATCGAGGGACCATTCAGCTCAGTGAAGAAGAGAAAAACGCCCTCCGTTTTGTTGCTGATGTACGCAACGAGACTGAGGGCCTTGTTTTAAGGACCATGACCCCACCAGAGGTCGTGGAGGAGTACAAACGCTTGCAGGGGGTTATGGGCGAAGAAAGCCCCTAGCCCTTATGTGAGTGGCGAACCCAACCGGACTAGGGGCCAAGACGGAGAGAACGCCCCGACCGCGATTGAAGGGGTCGCTCTACCATTAACCCGAAAGATATAGGTGAATTATGAGTCGAACAATGATACCAGCAGCAGATCCAGATGTGCGGAAAACTGGAATTGGTGGTAGTGACGCAGCTGCGGTCCTGGGCGTATCCAGGTGGAAGTCCCCGCTCCAGCTTTATCTGGAAAAAACGGGGCAAGTAGACGGCCAGATCGAAGACAACGAGGCGATGATATGGGGCAGGATTCTAGAGCCCACCGTCCTTGCTGAGTATGCTAGGAGATCTTCACAGGTGGTTACAGGCCGGCTTGAGGATGGCGACATAGTAGCGTGGACCCCAGCGGGGAAGATGGTTGATCCCCCTGCTGACGCTGTTCCGCTGCTAGGCACCCTACGCCATCCGTTGATGACGCACATGATGTGCCACTTGGATGCTGTCGCAACCGATAGTGTGACCGATGAGGTCACTGAGATAATCGAAGCGAAAACGTCACTATCGAAGTATCTACCTCGCGACTATTGGGGAGAAGAAGGATCGGACGAGGTGCCCGAAGACTATATATGTCAGACGATGCACCAAGGAGCGATAGTCAGTGCTATCCTGGGGCGTGACCCAGCCATCGTAGTGCCGGTCCTGCGTGCTGGACCTGAGTGGGCAGTCTACAAGCTCCAGATAGATCACGAGTTTACGGATATGCTTATCGCTCGTGAGGCTGAATTCTGGAGGAGAGTTGAAACACTAGACCCACCGGAACCACAGTCGGGTGAGTCCGACAAGAAGGCACTATCCAGCCTCTTCCCACAACATCAGGACATTGACCCCATCGAAGTCGCTCCTGATGAGGATTTGCACGATGTCGCAAGGAGACTGAACGCGTATAAAGTCTACGTGAAAGACTTCGCTGAGAACGCCAAGGAGTGTGAGAACGTCTTGAAGTTTAAGATGGGTGAACACCCTAGCATGGTGGGCCCAGGCTGGAGGGTCACGTGGAAGACGGCCAAAGGCCGCACCAAGATCGACTACGCAGCGGCGGCAAAGCAGCTGTGTGACGAGTACGAGATCCCAGAGGATCGTTTTATAGAGGTGATTGAGGAACATACCCACACTGGCGCAGGATCGCGCCGTTTCCGTTTCACATGGAGTGAAAAATGACCAAAGGAACAGCAGTAGCTAGTACACGAACGCTACGATCTGTCTCGGACTTGCTGACCAAGGCAAGGCCCCAGATAGAGTCGGTAGCCACAAAGGCGATTAGCGCGGAACGTCTTATTAAGGTCGCCCTACTCGCGATGTCCAAGAACCAGCTCATCCTGGACTGTTCTACGGAGTCGCTGGTACTCTGCCTGATGCAGTCGGCACAGGTGGGCCTGGAGCCAAATGGCAGGGATGCCGCCTTGGTTCCTTACTTCAACAAGAAAACGAAAAGGTACGAAGCCCAATTCCAAACGATGTATCGTGGTCAGGTGAAGCTCATCGTTAGAGGCAGCGAGTACCGTCACATAGAGGCGGTCGCAGTATTTGAAAAGGACGAGTTTGGTTACGAGAGGGGCCTAGAACCTGCACTGGCTCATCGTCCCAGCTTGGAAGGTGATGCTGGACCGCTGACTCATGTCTACATGATCGCGAGGCCAAGCGATCCCAACACACCACCAGGGCTACACCCGTTTGAGGTGATGACCAAGGCACAGGTCGAACACGTTAGAAAGAAAAGCAAGAACGCGAGCAGAGGCCCTTGGGTTGATGACTACCCAGAGATGGCTAAGAAGACGGTTATAAACCGTGGCTGCAAGCTCCTGGACCTTCACGAAGATGCCCGAGAGCAGCTGGACAAGGCTGACGAAATAGAATTCGAGTACATGCCGCCGGAAGCCACCAAGGAGATTGAGGTTCCAAAATCGCGTACAGCGAAGGTCAAGGAGAAGATCAAGGCTGACGATAAGCCAACGCCGGAGCAGAAGGAGAAGTCGGATTTAGATAAGAAGCGGTTAGACCTACTCAAGCTCCGGGAAGAAGCCCAGGCCGAGCCGGATATCTTGGATTCTGACGCTCAACAGGATATATCTGATGTTCTGGAAGCCAAGAACGAGGATGGCATAGATATGTGGATCGCAGAGCTGAACCACCGTCTAGGGGGTGCCGGTAGGGCAGAAGAGGAGCTGCTGCTGACTGGGTGAAGGAAAGGGACGTTGCACGAGCGGTGGTATCTCTCCTGCGAGACACCTTAGGTGGACATGTGTGGTCAACCGAGCAGGGCTATCGGCGCGATTCGATTAGAGTGACCGCTGGTATACCTGACCTGATCGTGATGTTTCCCGAGCATGGTATCTGGACTTTCGTTGAGCTGAAAAGCCCCAAGGGCCGTCTTCGCTCATCTCAGAAAACGTTCAGAGATTCTAGCCGCTCGTGCGACTGTCCTTGGCAACTATGGCGGTCGGCGGAGGACGCGATGGAATGGTGCGTCACCGCTGGCATAATCAAAAAGGCGGATACTTGAATGGCACGAGGCAGGATGCTTGCAAGACGCATAGGAGAGAGCTACAAGGTGTCGCGCTTGTACGAGGCGCACGGTGCTGGGGCCGCGCTCTGCTGGACCTGGATGATCGCGTGGCTAGATAGGAACGGTAATATGCGAGGCGATCCGGCATGGATTAAGGTCGCTGTGATGCCGAGAATGGATGTGGCTGTGTCAGATGTAGAAGACTGGATACAGAAGATGGTTGAGGTGGAGCTCGTGGTGCCTTACGAGATAGATGGGATGTCCTATCTGCATGTGCCAGGGTTTCGCGGAGAACAGATCGGGATGCGCTGGGATCGTGAGCGGCCAGAAGTACCGATACCGGCTGGGTTCGATGAGGAGACAGCGACTATGCTGGCCGCAGCAGCTCCTAAGCAGCTCACAGCACCGGCCATAATAGACGTTGAGGTTGAGGTCGCATCCATCGGGAAACTGTCGTTAGGCGAGGTGGTAGAGTCTCACGCGGATTTGCCAACCGAATGGCTAGGGGCCAGCCCCTCAACTGATGAGGTTATCGCATGGTGGATTGACGCAATGCCCGAACGTCCACCAGCCGGCGGGATAAAGCGGATGGGTAAGGTGGCTGGCCGGATAGCAGCCGCGAACTCAAGGCAGGACATCATAAGGGCAGTCCTGGGCATGTCGCTGATCTTCCCGCACGCAGACAAGAAGGTACTAAAGAACAGCCCAGGCAGACTATGGGATCTATTTGATCTAGAAAAGAAGTTCACCGCCGCCTGGGGTGCCGTTCGTCCGGAAAACAAGACGGCATCCGAAGCGGCATTTTATGAGCATTTAGGAGGTAGTTATGGCGATTAAAATGATGTGCGATGTATGTGGGGCCACCACGAAGGAAAACGCAGTTAAAGACGGCGTGACTTCGGTTGACGGCCAGCTGGTCCTGCATACCAAGATCGTGGGCAACTTCGCGTCTAAAGAAGAAGCGGTGGTATGCCCCAAGTGTGTACGGCTATCGGTTTATCGGGGTAAGGAACCACGAACCGACACAAAGACGTTTGAACAAAACGTGCAGGAGGTGGTCGCATGGGCCAAGTCAAACTAGTGGGGTTCGGATGGGTCGGTATCGCCCTGGTGGCTGTGTGGTGCTTTCTCGCAGCTGTCACGTGGCTGCATCGGCCGGATAAGAAGCCTGATGAGAAGATCGTCAACCTGGATGACGTAAGGGGGGCCGGACTGTGACGATACATGATGCCAAGGCCACCATAGATGTACCGAGGTTCAGGGAAGTATGGGAAGTGCTGTGTGATCGCTGGGGACGGCAGTGTGATGATCGGGAATCCGCTTTCTACTACAAGTGGCTCCTACAGCGTGGCATGGACTACGAGGGTTTTGTCGCAGCTGCGGAAACGTTATGGGCCACCAAGCAGTTTTTCCCACGCCCCGTTGACTTCCTGCTTGTTGCAGCTGGCCGAGAATGGGGGAGGGTTATCACCCTCCTGGGGACGGCCGGAGAAACGGAACGAATCGAGAGCTATAACGCACTAAGTCAGCGTGCCAAAGATGCGCTCAACCTGTTGGGTGGTAGTGAAGGACTCAACAGATTAGCCGTGCCACGAGCCAGGGAAGCATTTCTCGAGTCTTTCGCATCGGTGGTGACGGCAGAGGCGTTAGTCGATCCAGGAGCATTGACCTCACTCAATCGCTCTCAACGACCGGCTGTCGCAGCTGCGGGTTACTCCGGTAAAGGACGCAAAGCCACTGAGGTACTCGCGACTCTTCCGTTTCCCATCGGCGAACACCCCGCTCGGTCGCCTGGAACCCCAAAGCCTTCAGAGAATCCCGAAACCCAACCTGAGTAAACCCAAGCGAGGCCCTCCATGCTTTCAGCTCGTTAGCACTGAGCTGGGGCGTGGCGGGTTCTCCCCTCGCTTCTCGTGCCATCTTTAGCCATTGCAGACTCATTCACCCTCCTGTTCGGCATCACGTTCCTCTTGGCACCAGCTGCATTGTTCATCATCAGCGAACTGTAAGTAGTTGCCGCAGTTGTTGGGACATGCCAACCCAGGTGAATTGCGGTCGCGATACCGCTGCAAGGCCTTTTCAGTGAAGAACGGGTTACGTTCTTCGCTGTCTAGTGGCGAGGTCAGCCATTCTATGTGCGGGTGCTGCGATCCGTATTCGATCACCCACTGCGATACCTGTTCTCGGAGACTAGGGGGCGGTGCCCCCTCCTCCTCCAAGCGGTGATAATACTCGGCTTCCGATCTAGGTAGGTTCTCCATCATTTTCTCCTTTTTGGTCTAATCTCAGTAAAAACGAAGCCACCAGAGGCCCCAGGACGGACGAGGGCCCCCCTCCAGGTATCATAGCATACCCCAAAAAGGGGGCCTCACGCCCGATACGCTACCAATCGAGGGATTGCCACCCCACATCGTTGGGCATCGTATCGTCAGGGTGCTGGAACGCTTCTATCACCTCCGGATCTAACCCCCTCGCCATCCCCGACATAAGTGCTGCCACCCTCGTCAACAGGCCGGCAAGGTATTCGTCTGTGGTCGGCTTCTCTGGGTCATCGTGATAAACCGTAAACCCGACAGATGACAGGCTATTCCAGTTCTTTTTAGCCTTAACGTGCAATAAGCGGTTATCGCTTGGTCCTGTGTGCATCTTAGTCATTTATCAGTCTCCTACCTCGATTACTTGCGCCCCTGCTATCACGTAGACCGCGAGCCATTCAGCTTCGCAGCTGACGCAGCTGGTGTGCTGCTGCGCTACGGGAGTGTGCGCGGGGATCCCGCAGCACTCGACCATAGTGGTCGTTACTTCTAAAGATCCCCAGTCCAGTTTCTCTCCATCGGCTTTGCACTCGGGGCAGGAATAAACCCCAGGCCAATCGCTATCATTTTCATGATTCTCCTCCGTCTTAAATGATAAAAGATCGACCGCTTTCACGGTCTCGGTCTCATACCTGCAACGTCTAGCCGGTCTAAGCGCGTCCTCTTTTCTTCTAGGCTCAGCTCGTCCCAGTTCTCCGGAAATTGCAGGGATGGCAGCTGGCGATAAAACCGCGCTCGCTGCTCTATACTCCTTTCGCTATCCGGATCACCCTCCGTCAACTTGTATACGTGAGACACCAAGGCCACCGTTTCTAGCATCTGCTCCCCTGGGCTGCGCTGGCGTGGCTCTCCGTCTTCATCTTCTTCCACGAAGCACGTGTGCTCCTTTGTTACCGCGTAGATCGTGAACACATCCCGCTCTGACTCTCTCGGGTCGTAGGGATCTGTTGTGGGGTGCGTAAATTGACCGAGCATCGTTGATCCATGCTGGCAGAGCTCTACCTTGGTTCTTTCAACCCAGCTGAAGACCTCCTCGCTGTGTTCCGGCCGACATGCCCAGCCGGCAAATGAGCTGCCGCCCTCGCATGGTCCCCAGCCGGATAGGAACCCGTCCCGCATACATATCACCTCGGTATGCGTTGACATCTGCTCCTCTGTTCTATGGTCGCGCAATTCTCCCGCCTTGTGTTCCATCATTCTCCCGCCTCCTTGTCCTTTGGACTTGGTACTAGATACGTGACTTTCTTCGGAGCTGGTGGCCATTGGGCAACCCCCGTGCGAGCCCGTTCTTTGCAGATCTTACACTGACATCCGTTTATATACTCGGTGTGCAGCTCGCCTCCCGGTTCCCAGCTCACAGATCCCCCTGTTTGATTGTGAGCTGTGTGCGGCCGTTCTTCTCTGTTGTGGACACGACCCAGCCCTTAGCGACTTCTGACGCGTATTTAAGCAGCTGTACCATGTTCTGCGGCTTGCGCCCGGCTGCTTTCCATTTGCGCCTATTAGAACGCTGTCGTTTGACCTTCGCTGAAAGCTTCTTGCCCATCTGTCCTCCTGGTGAGGGTAACTGCGAAAGGGGCGCGGGGAGTTGAACCCCGCGAGCTGCTCCAGGGCCCCTACCAGCGTCCTCCGTGGTTCGTGTCTATGAAGCTCACCACACTGGGGACCTCATACATTGGCAAATCCCGCACGATGTGACGCGGTGGACCCCATTGCCGTCCTGGTAGTCCATTGCCCACGCGGTGATGGACCTCCGCGTTTCGTAGGTCGATGACTTCCACGTGCTCGGACCACCAGGCTGCGTCAAACCCTTTCACCTCTCGGTACAGGCTTAGGTCGCAGTCTTCTTCCAGGTAGGCACATGCCAACCCGTAGTTCACGTAGCTGTACGCTGTCACTTTGTCCACGATGTTGAGCTGTGCCAGCTCCACTAAGGGCACCTCCAACCAAGCATGCCCAGGGTCACGATAGAACTTGTACATCATCCCTCCTGTTGGATGTATGCGTATGCGATCTTATGATTGGAATTGAACGAAAAGTGGTAGTCGCAGACTTGGA